TTTGAAATTCTCCTTGTAAGAAATGGCTTTGTAGATTTATTTATTGAGTATCAATAAAAAGTGTTCAATAAGTGCGATTTTTTTGCGTTTTTAAGGATTTTAGAGAAAATTATGGAGTTGGGGCCTGGGGCGGTGCTCCATACTGTTTACGTATTTGTTCCAAACTTAGTTTCTTTTCGTAATTACGTACATCCAACATTTTACGTAAATGTCGTAATTGTTTAAGAGTAAGTTTGGATTTACGTGTAGTTTCCCACTTTGGTTTACTGTTATCATCCTTTACGTCTTGATAACCCGCAATCGGTAGGTTAAACATTTCAAAGAGTTTCATACTATTATTTATGCTAATCCGCCGGGAGTAGCTGGAGCTGCGGGGGTTTCTGCTCCGGCAGGTGCGACGCCAGGAGTTGCTCCAGTTACTGGGCCTGCAACGTTTTCTGGTCCTAATCCTTCTTGACCTCCTGGAGGTGCTTCAAGCTCCTCTGCTGTGTCTTGGTCTCCTGTAATGTCACTCATGGATAAACCAACGCTACGCAAATCCTTACCAACAGGTTTATCTAGTTCTTCCGCAGTGTTTTCTTGACGCCATAGTTTATCGTTCTTTGTCATTTCTTCTTCAGTTAAGCCTAAGAATCTTTCTAGTGCAAAACGCTTGCTAATATATGGATACTGTTGTATTGTATTAAAGTTGTTAGCACGAACCGTATCTAATTCACTTTGACGATAACTTGCAAAGTTTTGTGGTGGATTAAATTCTAATTTGAATAATCCGGCGTCAATACTGAAACCTCTCCAACGTAAGAATAATTTAAATTCTTCGTCGAATCTAGTTGCCATATAACTTTGCAAACGTTCGCAGTATTGGTTAAAGCGATATTCTTGAATTAATGCTGTACCAACTTTACCATCAGTCATAATACGCTCACTGTCATCTGGGCCAGTTGGCAAGTATGAACTTGGTACACGCAGACCACGTGCTAATCTATTATTGAAATAACGCAGATCGTCAATCTCACCTAGATTCTGTCCACCTTGCATAACTTCTACACTTGATCCGCGACCGTCTGCGGTGACTGGAAAGAAGTAATCCTCATTCATTGAAAGTGGGTTGTATGTAGCATCTACAATTGATTGGCCGCCATATACGCTGGGAATTCTACGCTGGTGTATTTCGTTTTTAATACGCTCTACAAATGCCATAGCCATATGACTTGGCATGTTACCTACGTCAATCTTAAATAATCTGCGTTCTGGAGCACGTTGTACACGATATATTAATACAGCATCTTCCAATAGTTCTTTTTGTTTATATACTTTAAAAATGTTTTCTAATATTGACTGACCAAAAGGCCAAAATCGGTCTAGTCCTTCTGTTAAACTTAAATGTACTATATGTTTCGCATCAATAGCACTTTCACTTTGGCCTAACGTGAATCGTGATCCTGTTGTATTATATGGCATTGCTGGAACTGTATATGGCGTATTAGTTCCGCCACCTGTACCGCCTAAACCAGTTGCAGGATTAGCAGCAAAATCTGTATTTGTTTTTTGTGCCACAGATAAATTTTGTAAGTTAATGTTTAAATCTTTGAGAACATACTGTTCAGGTAATTTACCTTCACTTTCATTAACAATAACTTTAATAACTTTAACCATATCGACCCAAAACAATTTAAATGTTTCCGGGTCTCTTACAAATACTTGATCACCATATTTGATTGTATTACGAAATATTTTAAATATTCTATGATTAAGCTCGTTTAAATTAGTCCACTGCTGTAGTTGAGTTTTTAATATTTCAACTTCGTGTGGAGTAGGGTCATTTAAAAATTTAAATGCAAATGGTGTACCATTTTGATCATTTTTCTGTGTACTGAATTCTGAAATAATATCTAAACACGCATTTATTTCTGCGTCAACATCCATCATTTCATATTGATTATAACGTTCAATTCTGTTAGGGTGTCCCGTATAGACTTCTGGAAGTCTACTCATGTAGTTACGGAAACTCCAATCTAAATTGCTATTTTGCGTAGTATTATTAACGCTATTGTTCCACGCGCCAGCATTACTATTAGCACCGCTAATTGGGCTAGTAATACCCGATTTATTTAAAAAACGTTTGGTTAGTGGCATTGGTATTTGTCTCAAAATGTATTTATAGTTATGTCCTTACAGCACGTAAAGTTTTTTCTTGTGTGGTGCGTTGGTTTTCTAATACGTCTATAACTTTATCAAGTTTACTTACAAATTCGCTAGTACTACGGGTATTCATTTCTATCATATTTTGCACTAAAGATTCCATACTTTTAGAATCTGAACCAAATTCTTTTTGTAGTGTATTTGATGTTAATGACCCTAATTTTTCAAGCAAGGAATCACCCTGCAATGGAACTATCATTTCTTTACCATGGAGTGTGGCAGGATATCCAGATTCTGGACCTGTAGCCAATCCACCATCTTTAGCACTAACTTTTGAATTTCTAATGATATCAACTATTATTGGCCCGCGTCTAGCAACCTGTTGATACCATAGACTATCTTCCAGTCCTGCTGCTGCACCAGCAGCATCACCTGCTGCTAATTTTTTACTAGTATTTGGGAACTTCTTAGGCCAATAAGGTCCCATGTTAAATGTTAAGTCAATTAATGCTGCTTGACCCGCTGAATCAAATTTATTAAATCCTGGAACATTACTTTGTGCTTGTTGTTTATGGTGCTTATAATCTTCATCATAAAGCGCCATAATCTCATCCATACTAAATGTTCTATTATATGAATCTGGAAGTGTTTTACCATTGCCTATAAGATGTCCTACACCTACAGTCCATAATCCTAAACTATCTTTATATGGTTTATCTCTGACTCCTTCAAACTCCATAGTCATTTTCTTGGCTTGTTCTTCAGAAATTGAACCACCAGTGCCGCCGGTGCCTGCTATTGCCTTAATTGCATCTAGACCAGATGATCCTGAACCGCCCGAGTAGCCGCCAGCCCCTTCTCTGCCACCTGAAGATCCACCGCCGCTGCCGCCGCCGCCGCCGCTGCCGCCGCCGCCGCTGCCGCCACCACTAGTAGCTGTCGTAGTGTCACCTTGATTACTACCACCTCCCCCGCTAGATTGTGCTGAGCCTCTTCTTCTGCCTCTACTTGATGGGCCGCCGCTAGTCATTGCTCTTGCAGCATTATTGGCATCAACAAGTTTTTGAACACGTTCTTGTTCTTGTTTTTGTGCTTTTTCAGTAGCATCTACTACCTTTTTGAGCATTTCGATTCTTTTCTTTTCTGCTTCTACACGTTTATTTTCTGCTTCATTATATTCTAGTTCAGCCTTTTCCTTATCTTCTAATACTTTAATTTCAGCCTTAGTATTTGCTATAGCCATTTCTATGGCTTCTTTATCATCACCCTTTGCTGTTTTTAATTCTGCTTGTAATTGAGCTAATACGTTTTTATTTGTTCCTAATTTTGCTCTATCCTCAGTCGTAAAATCTTTATCTGCTGATATCTTTTGAAATTCTGCTGCAGGATTTTTAGCTTCTTCTGGTTTTCTAGTTGCTACTTCGCGCTGTTTTTTAAGTTCTGCTATTTGTTCGTTAGTAAGTTTTCCTTGAGCCTTTAACTGATCTGTTAACTTAGTAAATGCTTCATCAGTCATTGTACCCATTTTACCGCTAAACATACCTAGCACATCACTGTTTTCTCCTAGTATGCTTGAAAGTTTTGCGTTAACTGAGCGAATTTTTTCTTCTGAATCCGCTCTACGTCTTTCTAATTCTTTATCTACCTCGCTCTTTTCAATAGTAGTTTTATCAGCCTTTTCATTAGATCCAATTAATGATTTAAAGCCTTTAGATAATCCATCTCTATTATCATATAATGCTTTACCAACTCCGACAAGTCCACCTACTAATGCTCCAGCAGGTCCAAACATTGCACCCAAAGCAGCATATTGTACTGCTGTACCTGCACCACTAACAACCTTACCTGTAGTGCCACCTATTGAATCACCTGCGGCTTGTAGACCTGCTCCTGCTAGTCCTCCAATAGCCGCGACACCTATACCGCCACCAACTTTAGCAGCCAAGCCTCCCATTTTTCCAAGTGCGCCACTTGCGCTTGATGCCATACCACCTAAGCCCCTGCCTGCGCCGGCGGTACCAGCAAAACCACCTGCATTAGCAAAGCCGCCTAATTTGCCGCCGCCACCAGGACCACCACCCAACGCTCCTAATCCACTAAGTCCCTTTAGTGCTAATGCTGTAGTACCAATAGCAGCAGTCAAGGCAACTAATGCCATTGTCTGTAATCCATATTGTGTGGTTAATGGGTTTACTGCCAATAACAATTTGTCTAATCCTACTGCTATATCACGTTGGGTCTCACGCAAATCTTCACGCGCATCTGCCATTGGATCCGCGCCTTCCGCCATTTGATCTGCTATGTCTTTATTTGCTTTTTGTCTTGCTTCAAGTTCATCTCTGCCTGCAACGGCACCATATTTTTGCATACTGTCAATACTTACACCCATTGCTCGTCTTACATCATCAGACTGCCCTAGGGCTGTTTCCATATTTTTAAGTGTTTTTCCTTCTGCATCTTTTAAATCAGTTGCTATAGCTGCTCTGGCTTTCATTTGCTTATCAGCATCATTACCAGCAGCAAGAAATCTTTGTCTTTGTTTTTCTAAATCAACACCTTGGCGTAAAAGTGGGGCTACGCCTTCATTTACAATACCGGTAGCAAAGTATTGAGCCATAGCTTCGCCAGTACCTTCACCAAACTGCGCGGTCATTTCAGTGATCATTTGCTTACGATATTTTTGTCTCGCTTCAATATCTGCTGCTTCAGCATGACGACCTGCTGCTTTTAATTTTGCTATTTCAGCATTTTCATTGCGTGTTCTTAATAATTCGGCAAACTGTGTATTAGCAATTTCTTGGGCTCGTTTTGCACTATCAATATCACCGCCACTTATAGCAGCCAATTCAACAAGATTTTTAGTATATTCAACTGATGCTGCACGAATTTGTTCAACTGTTTTACCCAATTGAGTAAAATTAGTTCCAGACATTTTTTGTAGTTTAATATAATCGGCTTGCGCTTGTATTACCTCGCCTTGACTTAAACCTAATCTACCAAATGCTTTGCGTTGATCTTCTGTTATAGCCGTCATTTTCATGAAGGCTTTTTGTCCATCACCTACAGTACTACCTAATGCCAAGAATGATCCTGACATATTTTTCATTGGTTCGGTTAATAAATTTAAATTCTTTGAACTGATTTTAGCAGCGTGTGCCATACCAAGTATGTCTTTACCGGTACCTACACCCACACCACCTAATTTAGCAAGATCGTCTTTTGCAGTTAATACGGCGTCTGTTTGTGCTAATGCTGCACTAGCAACTGAGGTCAGTGCCTTAGCGGCTAATCCTGCTGCTAGAGCAAATGGTCCACCAATTGCTTTACCTGCTTCTAATGCCGCATCACCTAAGCTATCAAACCCACCGCTAAGATCACCCAATTTTCCAGTAGCATTAGTTAATGCACTACCAAACGCTACTACTGATGATCCAACACTTCTTAATGATTGTTTATAACTTTCAGCAGATTTTTTCATCTGCATTGCGAGTTCTGCTTCGGCTTCTTTTAAATCTTCCGCAAATTCTGCTGCTTCCCCAATCTCATCATTTAGTTCACGTAATGATTTGGTTGTATCCTCAGCACTTTTGGCTACATTACCAGACATGGATCGTTGCTTTTGCAACTCCTCTAATATTTGTGATAATATTTGTTTACTTTCTTCGTCCATGAATTTAACCGTACTAAATAACTTGCTATACATTATTTAGTATTTGGATTACATCCAATTTGAGGTTTTTTATGAACACTAATCCTTTAAGACAATATTTCCGTAGACCAGCAGTTTATATGAAGCTACCTAGCGGAGGCAGAGGGTATTCACCAGATGCTATCACTAAACCAGAAAATGGTGAGTATCCAGTGTTTCCTATGACTGCTATCGATGAGATTACAAGCAAGACCCCAGACGCATTGTTTAACGGGGTAGCGGTTTGTGAAATCATAAAGAGTTGCGTACCTGATATTAAAGATCCTTGGGCAATTCAAGGTAATGATCTTGATGCAATTCTAGTTGCTATTAAAGCAGCATCGGGCGATAGCATGAATATAAGTAGTCAATGTCCAAAGTGTAAGAATGAAGCAGAATATGCATTAAACTTGCCTGGGTTACTATCATCAATGAAGTCAGGCGAATATGAGAAAGAATTAGTAATTAATGAATTAAGAGTAAAATTTAGACCATTATGTTATAGAGAAATGAATGAAGCAGCATTAGCACAGTTTGAAATCAATAAAGCACAAGTATTATTGCAAACTGATATTCCAGAAGTTGAAAAAACAAAAATTCTTGAAACCACACTAAGACAAATTACTGAACAAACAATGGTAATATTGTCAAAAACCATAGAGTATGTAGCAACACCTTCTGGTATTGTTGAAAATAAGGATTATATCTTAGATTTCTTGAAAAATTGTGACAAGACAATCTATATCACGTTAAGAGATCATAGTGCAAAATTAAGAAGCGATACTGAACTAAAACCATTAGATATCAAATGCACTAATTGCCAAAACGAATATCAACAGCCCTACACACTTAATCTATCAGATTTTTTCGCATAATGCTTCTTAGCCTTAAACCCGAAGAGGTTAAGAAGCAGATTGAACAAATGGATGAGATAGTCAACGCTATACGCAAAAATTGTATGACAATGGCTTGGTATATGCGTGGCTCTATGAGTTATGAAGATATACTTAATATGAGTGACACGGAAAGAAATTTCATTAATAAAATCATAGAAAGTAATTTAGAGACTACCAAGAAAACTCAATTACCTTTCTTTTAAAGTTGTCCTACGGACAACTACTTCGTTCGCTATCGCTCACTCAGTTTCTTTTAAATTATTCTTGGATTTATATATTTTGCCGCTTTGAAGCCATGGTAGTGCTATTACA